AAACTTTAGTAGCATTTTATGATTACGAGCAGTTTCGAGGCACGGTGTTCTAAAAACAACACATTTGGCAGTGATTGACAGCAAAATCAATCACTGCTATAATACATGCTTAACCACTCTAGGAGTATGTTATGAAAGCCGCTAACTTTTTAACAAAGTACACAGGCCCAAAAGGCAAGGGATTTACGCCCTATGACACAATAAAAGCCACAGAAAAGTGGGTAGAGTATGCTCTTGACATTGTGGACATGAGCAGTATAATAATGACAGTGGACTTCAACACTAAATGGCGCCTGGCAGAAGCACTGGAAACAGCAGAACGCAAAAAAGCCTGGATGTACAAGCACAAGAATTTTGACGTTACCCGTGCCGCCAGGCTTTTTGACGCTGTAAAACACTTGCCCAGAACTAAGTAAGGAATATTATGATCGCAACTAAGCCCGTTAAACCCCTAAATCCACGTAGTGCGGATACCAACGCCTTGGGCATGGAACCCACATGGCGCACCCAGCCCACCAACAATCGCATCAGTGCCTTTAGTCAGGCGTTCTCCTGGTACAACTACTTTTACGGCAAAAAAGATGCACGTGACATGATTGTAAACTACTTGGAAACACATGACCGCAAAGACGATGTGCGCACTCTTAAGCAAATTCCTGATAGTTCGATACGACTCACAACAGGATGGCTGTGCCGTATGAGCATGGTGGGACTAGAGCTCAACGATCATGAACAGATCAAGCTAGATAACTTGCTTCGAGAAATACTGGAATCCAAGCAAACCGAGATAAAAGAAGTGACAGCGGATGATTCTGTGCCAAGAGTTACCATTCAGGACAGGCTACGGGAAAAGGTATCAGAATGTGCAGGTGAACTAGATGGCTTGTTTGACGACTTTATTGAAGAAGGTGCCAAACTCACTGCAGACTACAAACCCGTGGTACTCATGCGCAGTCTAAACATTGCCCCACAAATGGTAAATGACATCAAACAAATTTGGACACGCAAGTTGTCAGAGTTTGATGAGGCAGTGGCTGGTAAAGATGCAGATTTGGTACAGGGCTACGGCTACCTTTCTAAAATACAGTTAAAGAATTGCGTAAAGTTCTGTGAGCTTGTGATTTCGGACTGTGGTGCCTATGTACAGATTAAAAAGGTTGAGCGCAAGCCACGCAAGGTCAAGGCAGTGCCACCAGAGAAACGTGCCGCTAAGTTCAAACACATTGTGGACTTTGCAGAACTCAAACTCAAAGGATTGCCTGCCGCTAGCCTAGTGGACAAATCAGAAGCCTGGTTGTACGACACCAAGAAGCGCAAGCTAATACACCTCGTGGCAGACAGTCATGCACAGGCATTTACAGTAAAGTCAAACTCAATTATTGGGTTTAGTACAGTGGAAAGTCAGCAAAAAACTCTACGCAAACCAGCAGATATTCTGAAGCTCATGGGTGCCGCAGGCAAGCCAGCCGCAAGGAAGATCTACAAGGACTTGACCACCACAGAAACACCGTTTAACGGACGTGGCACAGAGAACTTGATCATCTTAAAGAGTTGGTAAATATTAGGGACTGGAGTCCCTAATGGCAGACCAAACACTAGACCCGCTAAAAAAGCAACTGATAGAATATGTACAACTCCAACTTGGTGATCAAATTGTTGACATCGAGTTGGATCCTTCACATTATGAAGCCGCATACCAGCGCACAGTAGGCACTTATCGCCAACGTTCTCAAAACGCATATGAAGAAAGCTACATCTTCATGGAACTGCAAAACAACGTTAACGTCTACACATTACCCCAGGAAGTAACACAAGTACGTCAAATTTTTCGTAGAACAATTGGCGTAGCAGGCACCGGCGGTTACAGTTTTGATCCATTTGGTGCGGCAACTCTTAATGTGTATTTGCTAAATTTTAACTCAGCTTCTGGCGGTATGGCCACGTATGACTTTTATCAGCAATATGTAGAACTTGCGGCACGTATGTTTGGCGGCTATATTAACTATACTTGGAATCCAGTGACCAAAAAACTACAGCTAATACGTGATCCAAAAGGCAATGATGAAGTGGTATTGTTGTGGACTTATAATCTACGTCCAGAAATTGTGTTGCTAAGTGATTTTCAAATCAGCCAATGGATACGTGATTACATGGTGGGTGCATCCAAATATATCATCGGTGAGGCACGTGAAAAGTTTGGAACCATTGCTGGACCACAAGGTGGCGGCACATTAAATGGTGCTCAAATGAAAGCAGAAGGCCAGGCCATGATGGATAGAGGCATAGAAGATCTCAAGCTCTACGTGGACGGATCACAGCCACTTACTTTTGTAATCGGCTAACCTACTGTAGACTATTATCTAAAATTCTGTTATACTTACAGTATGGCAGACATTATGATTGACATTGAAACTTGCGGCACAGGCCCAGAAGCCTGTATTCTCACCATTGCCGCACAGTGTTTTAATCCCCTTGAACGTGAGGATTTCACATCCATGCGAAGTTACTATGCCAGGGTTGATCCCGGTAGTCAACCTGACCGCAGGGTGCAGGATGATACTATTGCATGGTGGGCAACTCAACCACCCGAAGCACAAGAAGAAGCATTTGGTGAAGAGGGCAGAATTCCCTTGGAACAGGCACTTCAGGAACTTGCCAAACATATCTGGCATAGCCGACGTTTCTGGGCAAACGGCCCTACATTTGACGCCAACATCCTAGAGCATGCTTACAAGAGCTATAATATTGCTTTGCCCTGGCAGTTTTATGTTGTTCGTGATGCTCGTACTGTGTACAGTTTGTGTCCTGGACTTAACAAATATCCAGCAAGTCACCATGCACTAGAAGATTGTCGCAGGCAAATCTTGTTGTTATGGGATACTTTAGAGTATCTTAATGTCAAGGAGTTGGTATGATTATTGGGGTGTGTGGATTTATCGGTTCAGGTAAAGATACAGTAGCAGACTACTTGATGAATGTGCATGAGTTTAGGCGCGACAGTTTTGCAAGTACTCTTAAAGATGCCGTGAGCCTGGTGTTTGGGTGGGATCGTACCTTGATTGAGGGGCGTACCAAACAGAGTCGCGAGTGGCGCGAGCAAGTTGATCCTTGGTGGGCAGAACGATTAAACATGCCCAATCTAACCCCAAGATGGATTCTACAATACTGGGGCACCAATATCCTACGTAACCATTTTCATGATGATCTTTGGATCGCCAGCTTGGAAAACAAACTGCGTAATAGCCAAGACAATGTGGTCATCAGCGACTGTAGATTCCCTAACGAAATTCGGGGAATCCAACAAAGTGGCGGCTATGTGATTCGTGTTGCTAGGGGAGAAGAACCCTGGTGGTACAATATTGCAGTAAAAGCAAATCAAGGCAACATGGATGCACAGGCTGTGTTAGATTCCCATAATATTCATGCCAGCGAAACATCATGGGTTGATACTGAGTTTGATTATGTGCTAGATAACAACAGCACCCTTGAAGACTTGTTTACACAGATCAATAATCTGGTTCAAGATCTCCACGACGCCAAGTAAGATCTAATCGTGTGATCTCTTGCATACAATTTAAACACACTGTTTTGAGATTTATCAACTCACAACTGTTGAGATTTCCATCTACATGAAACACTGTTAATTGACTATGGTGTCTTGCTTTAAACCCACATCGATCACATGTGGGTTTTTTCTTGTATCCAGCAATTTTCCATCTTGGGACTTGTGCTTTTAGTTTGCGTCCTTTACGAAGGCAAATGTTACATTGGGATCTATAATAAATTCGGTCATACTTGTGATAGGCCACTGCACGTGGATTGGATTTGCATACGTCACATAAGGGTCTCATACTGATATTTATCATCAAAACCTATATATAGGCATCGCAACTCCGTGTTATTTCACCGGGTTCGGTAAATATTAGTAACATTATTTTATGAGGATGCAAATATGGCACTAGTATCTCCCGGCGTAGAAGTCACCATCATTGATGAGTCAAACTACATTCCAGCCTCTACCAACTCGGTACCCTACATTCTGTTAGCCACAGCGCAGAATAAAATTTCCGGTACTGGTACCGGCGTTGCAGCCGGCACCCTGGCTGTTAATGCAGGTAAAGTTTATCTTGTAACAAGCCAACGAGATTTGGCATCTACATTTGGTAACCCGTTCTTTTACAAGACATCTGCGGGTACACCAATCAATGGTTACGAGCTTAACGAATACGGTTTGTTGGCAGCGTTCTCTGTTTTGGGCATTTCCAACAGAGCATACATCCAACGTGCTGACATTGATTTAGCTGAACTCACAGCCAGTTTAACACGTCCTTTGGGTTCGCCCACTGACGGCACTTATTGGCTAGACACTTCTACTACTTCTTGGGGTGTGTTCCAGTGGAACGCTACTACAGCGGCATTTACTGCACAGACTCCCATTGTAATTACCAGCACCACACAACTCACATCTGGCGCTCCTAGCACCAGCGTGGGTAGTATTGGTGATTATGCTGTGGTTGCTACAAATGCCAACAACCCCATCTATTACAAAAATTCTAGCAACGTTTGGGTCTTGGTGGGATCTGATGCTTGGAAATTGTCTTGGCCCACAGTGCAAGGCACAGTATCTGCAACAAGTACATTACCTGCTGGTAGCATTGTTATTAACGGAACTACGGTTAGCGTTCCAGTATCACCCAACAATTATGTTACAAACTTAGCCTCCGCCATTGTTTCTGCATCAATTCCTGGTGTAACTGCCACAGCTGATTCTAGCAGTCGATTAAACATTTTTGTTGATAGCGAAGGAACCAGCGATGGATCCACTGCTGATGGCGGCGTTGTGCAAATTGGTACAGATAGCACCAGTGCATTGCTAACAGCATTGGGCATTACTGCTAATTCATACTACACTCCTCAGTTGCAACAGAGTCCTAACTACACTGTTCCACGTTGGGGTAGCACACAAACTCAACCACGTCCCACAGGTTCCGTGTGGAATATGTTGACTGCTGTGAATTCTGGTGCTAACATTGTTGTCAAAGAATATAGTTCTGTACTGGGTGCATTTGTAACACAAAGCGCACCTATCTATGAAAATGATCAAAGCGCCAACAAAGCACTTGACCCAGCTGGTGGTGGCAAAAACATTGCAGCTGGTGCATTATATGTTCAGTACAATACTGATCCTGAATTAAATGGACTAGCTGAATACAACAACACTGGAACATTCAAAGTTTACGAACGTGCTGTTGCAGGCGCCACAGTTATTACTGGTGCAAACACTAACCCGGTGTTTATTAATGGAAACAGATTTACCATTTCTGCAAGTGTAGCTAATAGCACTACGTTGACAACTCCTGTGTCTGCCACTATCAATGGCACAACAGCCGCTAATTTTGTAACAGCAGTATCGCTAGCCGCAGTTCCTAATGTATCAGCATCAGTTGATAGTGATGGCGCAATTGTGTTTACACACGCTCTAGGTGGATTGATTGTGCTTGACGAAACAATAGGTACTCCAATTACTGGCACAACTGCCTGCTATATCACAAATGCCATCACTGGCGTAACAAACGGTACTGGCACACAAACTGGTTCATTGTTGTTGAGCAACTGGGTTCCATTAACATACACAGCAGCCGCAAGTGCACCAAGCCTTGATCCTGTAGACGGACGTTTATGGTACTACTCGGCCACAAACCAAGCTGATATCATGATACAAAGCGATGGCGCCTGGGCTGGATACAAAACAGTAGACTTGGATATCCGAGGTTATGATCTAACTCAAACTGATCCAGCTGGCCCTCAAATTTCAGCCACAGCACCATTGCTACAAAGTGATGATACTGATTTGGTCTACGGTGACTTGTGGATTGACACCAGCAATCTTGAACTATACCCTATTATCAAACGTTGGGAATTGGTTGATGGCGTAAGTCAGTGGGTGACTATTTCCAACATTGATCAAACAACATCAAATGGTGTATTGTTTGCCGATGCTCGTTGGGCGTCAAATGGTACAACCGACCCAATTACTGATAACTTTCCAACAATCACTAGTTTACTGACCAGTAGCTACACTGACTTAGACGCACCAGATCCTGGCCTATATCCTGAAGGCATGTTGCTGTGGAACACTCGTCGTAGTGGTTTCAACGTAAAGAGCTTCCAAGTTGACTATTTCAACGGCACAGACTTCTCAGTTGATTCATACAGCAACGCCACAACATACTCTGTGAACAATTTGGTGTTGTACGAAGGTATTATCTACATTGCTATTGCTGCCGGCACTGCCCACTTGCCAACAAACACTGCGTACTGGAGTGTGTTGGAAACCAATGCCTGGGTAACTGCTGCCGGCAACCGTGCTGATGGTTCACCATACATGGGTCGCTTGTCGCAACGTCAACTTATTGTTGCCGCACTAAAATCAGCAATTGACACATCAGAAACACTGAGAGAAGAGCAAAACGAGTTCAATTTGATTGCTTGCCCTCAATATCCTGAGTTGATCACTAACATGGTGGCACTCAACAACGAACGAAACAACACTGCATTTATTATTGGTGATACTCCAATGCGTTTGAACCCAACTGGTACTGATGTTGTTGCCTGGGCAACCAACGCCAGCGGTCTAGGATTTGCAACAGGCGATGGATTGACATTGAGTGACCCATACGTGGGCGTGTTCTATCCAAGCTGCCAAACGACTGATTTGTCCGGTTCAGTGGTGGTACAACCACCAAGCCACATGATGTTGCGCACTATTGTTCGAAGTGACGAAGTTGCGTATCCTTGGTTAGCCCCAGCTGGTGTGCGCCGCGGTGTTATTGATAACGCTATTTCAATTGGTTACATCAATGCACAAACAGGCGAGTTTAATACTATTGCTACTGGGCAAGGCCTACGTGATGTGTTGTACACTAACAAGATCAACCCAATTACGTTTATTCCTGGTGTTGGTATCACTAACTATGGTAATAAAACTGAGTCTGCGGTTTCTAGCTCGTTGGATCGTATCAACGTGGCACGTTTGGTTGCTTATATCCGTGCAAGACTTGAACAAATTGGTAGCACATTTATATTTGAACCCAACGACCAGATTACTCGCAATCAGTTCACCAATGCGGTTGATGGACTAATGTTAGATTTGGTTGCTAAACGTGGTATCTATGATTACTTGATTGTGTGTGATTTAAGCAACAACACTCCGGCTCGTATCGATAGAAATGAACTATACATGGACATTGCTATTGAGCCTGTGAAAGCTGTTGAATTCATCTACATACCAGTACGTCTCAAGAACACTGGTGAGATTGCTTCAGGGCAAGTTGCTACATCAGCTGGTGTTTGATCGAGCATAAATAACGTATATAGGAGATAACACATGGCTGTTTCATCATTAACAAGAATGACAGTGCCCTTGGCAAGCGATCAGAGCTCGTCAACTCAAGGGTTGCTAATGCCAAAACTCAAATATCGCTTTCGAGTGATGTTTGAGAACTTTGGAGCTCAAGGCGCTACCCCAACAACTGAACTTACCAAACAAGTGATTGACTTTACTCGTCCATCAGTAACATTTGATGAGATTCCAATTGAAATTTACAACAGCCGCATGTATTTGGCTGGTAAGCATACTTGGGACATGCTTACTGTTAACTTGCGTGACGATGCTTCTGGTGAAGTTGCACGTTTGGTTGGTCAACAATTGCAAAAGCAGTTGGACTTCTCTGAACAAGCAAGTGCTGCCGCTGGTATTGATTACAAGTTCTTGACTAAATTAGAAATACTTGACGGTGGTAACGGCGCATCTGAGCCTGTTATTTTAGAGACTTGGGAATGTTATGGTTGCTACTTAAATCAGGTCAACTACAATGATTTGAACTATGGTTCTAGCGAAGCAGTGACAATTACCATGCAAGTACGTTTTGACAACGCAGTGCAGACTCCCTTGGGTTCTGGCGTTGGTGCACAAGTGGCACGTTTGGCTGGATCTATTGTTTCTGGTGTTGGTACTGCAGGAACTTAATTAACCCATGGCCTTCGGACAAGATTTCCTCAAGTCCTTCTTTGGCAATGATTATGTGCGTGATTACACTCACGCCAGCAAGATATTTAGAACCAACGGTTATGCAAATAGCCCAAGGTTCAAATATCTTTTTCATGTCTACTTCAATCTTAACACCGCACAACTGCCACAGTTAAGAAATATTTTTTCTACTCCTGACGTTTCCACAATTGGGTTGCTGGTCAAAACTATTGATTTGCCCAAGTACAAGTTTGATGTTGAAACACTAAATCAATACAATCGTAAACGTCTAATACAGAAAAAAATAAACTACGATCCAATCAGTGTGAGATTCCACGATGATGGCGGTGATTTAATTCGCACAATGTGGTACAACTATTATTCGTATTACTACAAAGATCCCAGTCAAAAATATGATGGTGTGACCAACACCAATGGTTCAATTGGCTTGTTGCAAACACAAACCAACGGATTTGATTACAACCAACGAGACATTTACAGCAACCAGCGTATTGCCAATGTCAATGACTGGGGCTACATAGGTGAAGCCTATTCTGACGGAACCAATTCTGCAGGCGGTAAGCCAGCTTTCTTCAAAGACATTACCATATATGGGTTTGATCAGCATGCTTGGAATAGTTACGTATTGATTAACCCCATGATCAACGAGTGGAGTCATGACACATACGATTACAGTCAAGGCAATGGTGTTATGGAAAATTCCATGACCGTGAGTTATGAAACAGTGAAATATTATTCTGGTGCAATTGGGTCAACTCCAAACACCAGTGTAAAAGGGTTTGCACAAAACGACAATTACGATCAACAAAAAAGTCCATTGAGTCGCCCGGGTGGTTCACGAAGCGTGTTGGGTCAAGGCGGCTTGATAGATACTGGATTGGGCATAATTGGAGACTTAGAAAGCGGCAGCGTGGCTGGTGTCATAGGCGCAGTACAAAAAGCTGGCACAGCATACAACACCTTCAAGGGCCAAAACTTAAAATCTATTGTCAAGAACGAAGCCATTGGCACAGTACAAGGTGTATTGAGATCTACC